ATCGGGGTGCACTCGACCGCCAGACCGTCACCGATGTACATGCCCCAGTGTCCGGGCATCCAGAGGCCTTCGCCGGGAATCAGCTTGTCCCAGCCGGTCGTAGACACGTCCTTGCACTTTGCGATCATGCCGTCGGCGGAGACATCCGGGACGCTGTTCGAGGCGTATCTTGCACCGCCGTAGTAGGCATTCTTGTTGCCGTTCCAGCCCCAAAGAATGCCCTTTGTCAGGTTCACGCAGTCAAAGCCATAAACAACTTTTCCGATGAGGCTGCGCAGATATGTGACTCTGCCGCCGGTATACCAGTCCGGGTACTGGGCGGATTTCTCGTCAATGATCGTCTCGCCTACGGGGGAGCCGAAGCAGCCCCACATGTAGACGGTCTTGTAATTCTTCGCAACGTCAATGTGCCTGCGCACAAGCTCGGATGCTTTCATCATTTCTGTTCGCCCTCCTGCGGCGTGCCCGCACTGTCAAGCACATCCTGCGTTTTCTGGGACTGGGTCCCGAAATAAAACGCTATGATGACCGCATAAATTGTCATAAAGTCCTGCGAGATTTTGCCCGCGACGGACATGTACGCAAACACACCCGTCAGGACCAGTGTGACCAGAGATTTGACGCTGAGTAAATTACCCAGCCGCTTTTTGATATTATCCATTATGTACCTCCATCGTCATTTGGTTTCGCAAATACTCTCTTGCACAGCAGGAGTAGCAGCTCCCCGCCGAACGCCGCCGCCGCGAAGATCAGCACGTCGGAGAGGTCGGACGGGCGGTCGAGGATGACCGCGACCGTCTTGACGACCACTGCCCACGCGAGCGTAAGCGTCAGGGCGTAAATGCAGTAGTAGACCAGCTCCCGCGCCATGCGCCCCTTCGTCTTCCGCTGCGGCTTTTTCTGCCCGTCCGCCATACTTCTAGCCTCCCAGCCCCGCCAGAGCCAGCGCGTAGCCGACTAAGCCTGAAACAATCGCCGTGACCACGGCTTTGATTAAGCCCTCCCAGCGGCTGCCGGGGAGCGCCTTGAGGGCTTTCACGTCGGTCTTGATCTCGTTCACGTTCGACTCGATCGTCTCCTGCTTCGTCGCCAGCACTTCTACGGAGGTAGCAAGCTGGTGAAGCGCCTTGTTGTCCGCCTCGAGCTCGTCGATGCGGTGCTGGTTGGATTTGCAGCGCGCGTCGATCGCTGCGACCTGCGCCTGAATTCCGTCGTCCATATCTGTCTCCTTTCTCGCCCGGAGGCGGCGCTATACTTTCTTCCAGGCCGTCGGGGCGACCGTCGGGGTAAACACATTTCCGTCCATGAGCGACTCATACAGGTTGCCTCCCCACCAGCCCTTTTCGCCCTTTGTGAAGGCCAGTGTGGAGGTAATTACTTCGGGGATGATTCTGTATCCGTCCCGGTACTGCACGTCCTCCCAGAGCGTAGACGCTTTGTCGGGCGTGTTCTGCGCGGTGTCCCAGAGGTCGACGGCGGCTTTTTTGATTTTACCGTGCCAGTTGATGCGCGTGCCCGCTTTGACGAGGCTGCCGTCGCCGGTCAGCGTCCCAAGAAGCTCCGGCGCGAGGCTGACAGTCTTGTCGTCCAAAGCGTTTGCTGCCTGTACGATGTACGGGCGCATTTTTTGTGCCCTCTCGGTGTACGTCATGGTGTTGCCTCCCCCAGTAAGATCTTTGCCGCCGTCTCGGTGTCGGTCAGCCGCTCACGCAGCTGCTCCGGGCTTGCCGTCTCGATGTCAAAATTGTCTGTGACAAGCTTATCCGTCTCCGTGTAGGTGTACGTCGTACCGTCAACGTCGATGGCTTCATCGTACTCTGCGCCCGTCTCCGCTTGCCGGATGAGATAGCCCGCATCCGAGTACGTCCGGTACAGCTCCACGCCGTCCGTGCGCGTTTTGTAGTGCTCTCTTACGATCATGCTCACACCCCCACAATATGGTCTGCCAACGAGCTCCAGTTTGTCGCCGCTTTCCACGCATCCGCCAGAGAGGCAGGAACTCTGATCTCCAGCTGCGGGTGCGTCTGATTGAACGCGTTGACGTTGGCCAGCGTGGGCACGGCGGTACAGGGAGTAAAGTCCACAAACCGCAGCGGATAACACCTCTGAAACACCTGCGCTGGGATGCTTGCGATATCCCCGAGGCACGTCACCCTGCGCAGTGTGTTGCCACCCTGAAATGCGGCGGCGACAAAGGTTGTAGCGTCCGCTGGGATAGTGACTTCTAACAGAGAGCGGCAGCTCCCGAAATTTCCAACTTGCCCGTTGACAGCCTTGATGTGGACGCGTTCGAGGGCTTGTGCCTGATTCGCAGCAGTCATATCAAAATTTATCTGCCGGATTGCTGTATATGCGATGGCATAATCGTAGCTTTGCGTCGCCCCTTTCGGTGTTGCGATTGCGCGGAGATTGGCGCAATTGTAAAAAGCATGCCTAATTTCATCCATATCTGCCGCGATAAGCACACGCAGTTGTGTGCATTGTTCGAATGCGCGCTCAGTATATACTTTCGTGGTTTGCGGGAGCGTAATGCTCTCAAGCATGCTGCAATTTCTAAAGCACCACGGATCTGTGCTCACCGCCCTTGCACCGACCTCAACTCTCCGCAGCATTGCGCAGCGCCCCATATCAGTCTCGCCGTTTGCAATCAGCATCCAGCCAGCGCGTCCTAGCCACATCGTCGTACCCTCTTTGACGCTCATCGTGATCACGTACGAGCCGCTGGAGGCGTACACATGCCGATGCTCAACGTAGGAATCTTGGTTTTTTGTTTCCGGTGTTGTGCCGTCGCCCCAGTCTACGGTCGTGGCGTTTCTTGTGCTCTGCCAATAATTGAGGACAAAATCGTCCCACGTCTCGGTGTCCACGTCAACGTAGATCCTTGTCTTGCCGTCATCGGTAATGTACAGCGCGCCGATATCGAGCTCACGGCCAGCGTCCTTGATGTCTTGGAGCGTCCAGTTCCAGCCCTGACAGACCAGTCCATCGTGCGAGGGAAGGGGCGGCAGCTCTGTCTTCGTGGCCAGCTCGGCAAGTGTCCACGCATACAAAAGCGTCCCATCGTAGTCCCAGAAATTGATGTCCGACTCCTTGAGCGGGGTGGTATCTAACGCGCCGGTGATCTTCGCGCCCGAAGCGTCGTGCGCTGTCACGCCAGATTTGAGCGTCGCGGGGGTGACGGTGTCGTCCGCAGTATCCACAAAGCGCGCCGTGCCGCCGCCCGTCTTCGGGACGTCCAGCGCCGGGACATCCGGGTACGACGCGCCCGCGATTGTTACGTTCTGTCCCATCGTGCCCTCCTTACTGGATCGTCAGCACTTTGGTCAGCTCATCTTGTGTAATCGAGGGGAATTTTGCCCGCCCGGTCTTCCGGGTCAGGCTGTTGGCGAAGAAGGTGATGCCGGTCGGCACATTGTCCTCCGTCGCGGTTGCGGACACGTCCACGGCGGCCACACGCACCTTTTTAAGCAGCTTCCCGCTGGAGGGGGTCACGTCCTGCGCGGCCGTGGATGGCGTGGCCTGCTTTTCTTCGACCTGCACATACTTTTTGATCTCCGCACCGTTTTTGTCGCCGGAGACATATCCGGCGGAGACCACTGCCGATGGCGTGACCGTAATCTCATAGTCCGTCTGCATGTCGCCGAGCACCGTACCCGCAACCGCCGCGCCGGGGGTGACCGTGCCGTCGCCGACGCTCTTTGTTACCGGCTCGTCGTAGATGCCCGCCGGGATGGTGACGTTTTTACCGTTGACGCTTACGTCGCCCGCGCCCTTCTCCGGGACGGAGCCCGTGACCTCGCTGCCGTCTGCCCATGCCTTTTTCCCGGCTCGGATGTCGCTGGCCGCCGCGTCGCCGCTTCCTGTGTCCACGAATTTTGCTGTGCCAGAGCCGTCTGCAAGTGGGATTTCCACATTCGGGACGCTCTCATACGTCACGTCTCTGATTTTTACATTTTTCGCCATAGTGCACTCCTTACGTTATTATGATTCCGCCGCCGCTGTAGGTGATCCGCCCGTAGTTCTGCGGGATGGGCGCGACGACAATATTTCTAGCCAGCATCCGGTTCGCCGTGGGAAGCGTCTGCAATTCCTCCGACGGGGTGATCTCGTAATTTCCCTCGTAGGCTTCGCCGCCCTGATAGACCACCTTCGCGGGCTCAATCCGCATCCGAATCTCCGGCTGCGAAAGCACCATTTTAAGCATATCCCGCCTCCTTTAGGAAGCTCTTCACGTCCACCTGAACGATCTCCGCCGCCTGCTTATTTCCGTCCACGTCGGTCAGCGCGCATTGCAGACTCACCGCCCCAGGGCGCAGCCGCATTGCATCTTCGTACGGAATTTTTACCAGCAGGTGCGTTTCGTCAACGACTACCGGCGTGTACTGGAAGAACTGGCAGGCCTGCTTCACGTAGAACTCGAGGTTCGTTGCCTTCGTCAGGTCGGTTCCAGTCAGCTCCACCGATAAAGCGTTCGCGATTTTCTGAAACACTTAATCACCCCCTATGTTTTTGGGATTCCGACGACGTAATCCACCACGTAAGAGCCGGAAATCTTCGAAATCTTCACGCGGTCGCCCGCCTTGAACGAAATCGATGTGTTGCATTTGTAATGCTTTTCGCTTGCCGTCGTGCTGCCGTCAAAAATCAGGCTCAAACCGTCGGAATACACCGCGCCGACCGTCGCAAGGTCAAATGTCGGTGCTGTTACCTTCTTTTCTTTCTGCGTCGATAAGCCCGGAATCATGCAATCACCGTCCTTTTCGCTGTGTGTTTCATCAACTCTCCCGCTCCAAGCGTGATGCTCCAGGCGGTTTCTTCATAGATTCCGCCGATATCCGGATGGTCAATGGAGATCGCGTCCCCGATGCCGTGATTTCCCTCAGAAAATGTCTCGAAACTGATTGTTTTTACCGTCTGCTGCGACTCGCTCATCAGCCGGTTCGCGATGGTCTGCAATTCTTCCTGAGATGCAACATTGTCGACCTTTGTCACCTGAACGATTCGCATATTCCGTTTGAATGTCGAGGTCGCAGATGTCGGCGATTCGTTTACCGCCGTCGCCACAAGCGCATCTTCCAAGTCCGGATTCGAGCAGACGCACACAAAAACATTCGGAGTGGAAAAGATGTCCGTTTCCTCCGAAGCGTCTGCCGAAATCGGTCTCAGAATCTCCGTTCCGCCGTATCGGTGCTTGATGTTTTCCGCAAGCGCCTGTGTATACGGCTCGATATGGGCGATACCCTGCACGTCGAACCAAACGGGCTTGTAGTTGATCTCCGCCAGAAGGTCATTGCAGATCGTCAGATAATCTGTTCCAATCTCCCAGTCCTCGCGGTCTGTGGCAAGCGTTGCCGCAGAAGCTGTCGTGATAGCCAGTGCCACGCCGCACGCCGTCAAAATCTGCTGAACGACCGTCAAGTAAGACGTGCCCTTTGCATAATGCACCCGCGTCTGCGTTTTGTTGCTTTTGAGCAGCCAGCACCGGTCATACGCCTCTACCTTGACCGTCTTTCCGTATTTTGTGACCGCTGTGGTCACAGTCGCGGCGCGGAACACCCCGAGAGGATATTCCGTGCCGTCCACGGTCAAAATCGGCTGAATTTCGTCTGACAGCAGGTCTACAATGGGATTCACATAGAACTCGCCGGAAAAGCTAGACTTGATCTCGCCGGACGCATCGAAATAAACCGTCGGGTCATTTCCCGCCGCCCACGAAAGCGCCGATACCTCGCCGCCCTTTCGTAAAACCGCCACTCGGTAGGATACGTCACGAATCAATGTCGATCACCTCCGCGTAGTCGATCTGCTGAATTGAGAAGTTGACGACGGATTTGTCCGGGTTCACTCTCGACGTGTCGCTTGTCTCGTTCAAGTATCCGATGACCATCTCGCCGGACTGCGTTTTCAGGCACACCAATTCGCCAATCAGCGCGTCAAATCCCGCTTTGTCTTCGCCCGGAAGGAAAACCGCTGTGCCGCCGACCTTCTTTGTCACAAACTCGCTTCTTTCCGCGTGCGGGTACGTGCTGCCATACATGAAAATGTACTGAATGTCGCGGTTGATCGCGTTCTGCACCGGCTGATTCTTGAGCCCGCAATGCTTGAGCGTCACTTTCTTCCCGGACGCGATGCCGTAGAGCGTCACATACTGTCCGGTCGTGATCGTTACCGTGACCTCGCTTGACAGTCCATAATTACTGGAATCCGCATAGCAGCCGCGCACCTGATAGCTTACACTACCGGAGGACAGCTCGTCGGTGTACAGCGTCTGTGTTAGTTTTGCAATCGGCTTGCCATTCCGGTACACAAGATAAAAGTCATAACTTCCGGAGGTCTGCCAACTGAGATCCGCGACGCTGGAAGCCTGTACGCTCAGCGTGATACTCGCGCCCGGCGTGTTCGTCACAGGCAGCGCCGCCGCGCCCCAGTTGGACCACATGCCGTACTGGTTCTGCACGCGCACGCGCACCGTGTGGCTGCCGTCCGCGAGATATGCCGGGCTTGTCCA